TGATGGATAGTCTTGAGGGTGATCGTAAGATCTTCCTACACATCCGTCGTGGTGATCCTAAGTTGCCTTGGGCCTATGTAAACCTGGAGGCAGCACATCCTGTCTGCACGTTTGATTACTATGAGAGAGCACTTGCAGAGTTCCCTGATGATATTCCTGTCGTTGTATTCTCTGATGTTATTGAATGGTGTAAAGAACAAGAATTCTTCAAACCAGATCGATTCATTTTCTCAGAAACCACAGATGAATTAGCAGATGGACAGAGAGTGCCCTGGACAGATCTATGTCTGATGTCTCTCTGCACTGATGCAATCATCGCTAACTCATCATTCTCTTGGTGGGGTGCATGGTTGATTGATAATCCTAAGAAGAAAGTGATTGCACCTAAGAGATGGTTTGGTAAACAGTATGATCACTATCACATGGATGATTTGATTCCCGAAACCTGGACTGTTCTGTAATGGATCTCACCTTTTTAATTCCTACTAGGATTGAAACTGAAGACCGACTGAGAAACATCATCTCGTCGGTTTCTTATTTGTTGCGACATACTAATGCATATGTGATTGTAAAGGAGGTGGCTCCTAGAAATACTTTCTTGTTCAGAGCTCTGCCTGAAATCAGGAAACACGCGGATACCACTAATCTGACTCACTTGTATGAGGAAACTAATGAACCACTCTTCTGTAAGAGTAAGGTTCTGAATGATCTCATCGTTGAATCTAATACAAGAGTGGTTGCTAACTATGATGCTGATTGCATTCTTCCAATCCCATCATACCAAGAAGCATATGATTTGATTATTGATGATAAGGCAGATATAGTGTATCCTTATCAGTGTGGCATCTATCAGTGGTGTGCTGACTTTAATATGGAGATCTTCTCAGAGTTTGTAAAGTCTTGGAATGGTACGGCTGTCCTTGATAAAAGCAAGAGACTTTCTAACTCTACGATTGGTTGGTGTCAGTTCATCGACCGTCAAAAGTATATTGATTCTTACATGATGAACGAGAACTTTGTGTCATGGGGATGTGAGGATGATGAGTTCTACTTCCGCATGAGCACATTAGGACATCGTATTGCAAGACTGAATAATTATGTCTACCATCTTGAGCATGGTAGAACTCACAATTCCTGGTTCAGTAATCCAAACTTCAATAACAACTATCAACTCTGGAACACAATCAAAACGTTTGACAGAGACCAGTTGGTGAAGTATTATGAGAGTCAGGACTATCTGAAAAAACGCAAAGCACAACTGAAATGATAGGATTTAATGCGCTAGGACGAATGGGTCGTCTTGGTAATCAGATGTTCCAGTATGCGGCCCTCAAAGGGTTAGCAAGAAATAATGGAGCAGACATCACCATCCCATACTATCAGGATGCTGTTGATGATGGCATCGGCAATATGCTTCGGACTGAGTTGTTTGACTCTTTTGATCTGAAGGTTAATGTTGGTCTATTAAATAATGGACATGCACCAGTTGTGCAGGAGAGACATTTTCATTTCGATGAGGAACTCTTTCGTTTGTGTCCTGACCACGTAGATATTCGTGGTTATTTTCAGACGGAGAAATACTTCAAGCATATTGAAGATGAGATCCGTGAGGACTTTACTTTCAAGGATGAGATTTTAAATCCTTGCAAAGAGATGATGGAAGATGTGCAAGAACCAGTTGCACTTCATGTTCGTCGCACGGACTATGTGACTAACAGTGCCAACCATCCTCCATGCTCTCTTGAGTATTACAAGAAAGCCCTCTCACACTTTGAAGCGCATCGCACAGTGATTGTCTTCTCTGATGACCCTGCATGGTGTAACGAGCAGGAACTCTTCTCTGGAGAGCATTTCATGATCTCTGAGAACGATGACAACAGAGTGGACCTATGCTTGATGACACTCTGTAGCGATTTCATTATTGCTAACTCCTCTTTCTCCTGGTGGGGTGCATGGCTTGCTAATAGGGGTACAGTTATTGCTCCTAAGCAGTGGTTTGGCACCGATGGATATACAAAAGATCACGATACAAAGGATGTAGTACCCGATGGATGGACACGAATTTAGTACGATGGACAAGAACAAGTCCGCATTTAAACTGAAAGGTCTCCCTACAATCTATTGGCTCAATCTGGATGCCGATGAGAACAGAAGGTTCTACATGGAGGAGCAGTTTAAATATTGGCAAGTTGAAAATCATATTCGTATCGCTGGATATGATGCAAGAGAAGATGATCCATCAGAACACCTGAAGGGAAGAGTTCCTGACAGTGTGAGTCCTGCTGAGTTGGGATGCTGCATGTCTCACCTTAAAGCAATTAGACATTTCTATGAGGAGACTGACGATGAGTATTGCATGATCCTTGAGGATGATGTAGACTTTTCTACAGTAAAGCACTGGAACTTTACTTGGCATGAATTCTTTGGACTTCTCCCATATGATTGGGATTGTGTTCAGATGACTGCCATCACAACAGGAGACATCCATGTAAAACTTCACCATAAGTTCATCAACGATTTCTCTGCAGCAGCCTATCTAATCTCTAGACATCATGCTGCAAAGATGATGAAGTATCATATCCGTGGTGATAAGTACAAATTGGATAATGGTGTAAAACCCAGAGCAGTCTCCGAAGATACAATCTTAGAAACTGGTAAAACTTATACCATTCCTTTGTTCTTGTATAATCTAGACTTTAGTTCTACAATTCACCAAGAACATATTGGAGTCTTCCATCAGGGGCCACATACTGCTCTGTCAAACTACTGGCAGCAGCAAGGACCAAACGTTGACATCCGAGATTGGATGAACTATGATCCTTACCTTGGTCGGATCGTCCACAATTCTGCACAGCAGAATGCGGAAAACCCACCAAGTTGACAAATTCTTAAGACTCTGTTAGTATAAATACTTAACCTTTTGTCTTTCAGTAATTAAAGTAACAAAAGGAAACAAACGGGACAGTCGAGTCCCTATTCATCTGCGGGTATCCATTCCGCAAGTAACTAAAGGTAAAACAAATGTTTAAATCTGTATTCGCAGCCTCTGCTGCTCTGTTCGCTTCTGCTGGCGCTGCCCTTGCAGGTCCATACGTTAACGTAGAAACAAATGCCGGTTGGGTTGGAGATGATTACTCTGGAGCCACCACCGACATCCACGTAGGCTATGAAGGAGAAGTTGGTGCTGCTTCTTACTATGTCCAAGCAGGCCCTGCTGTTGTCGCCGTTGATGGCGAAGAGACTGACACTCAGTTCTCTGGTAAAGCAGGTCTGGGTATCCCCGTTTCGGATGCACTGAGTGCATATGGCGAGGTTTCCTTCCTGACGACCGAAGACGACGACGATTTCGGTCTGGGCGGCAAGCTGGGTCTGAAGTACAACTTCTGATTCTAGAGTAGACAATCAATATCTAGATGCTATACTGGGGTGCGACGGCACCCCTTTTTTTATGAAAAAAATTCTGCTTTCACCAGTTACCCATTTTAATTTAATGTTAGTGGGTATTTTAATTTTCATAGGAGTGCTACATGAACATACTCATCACACTATGAAACAGGACGTGCATGGGTATGTCAAACAATTTTGTAGAGAAAACCCCGACACTTGCATCAGTTATGGTAACAACGATTACTGAGGGCGTATTTATAAGGGGTTGACAGAAATCGTTACATTACTATATAATATGTAAAGTTACGAAACATGAAGTAAATGACCCGCTCCGGTACTGTGACAATTGAAGACGGTGGACGCACAAATCTATTTGCTAGAGAACCTCAGATGGTTGTAGAATCCTATAACCGTAAGGGTTTGGAGTCCCCACAACAATATGCAGAGACCTATAATGGTCGTTGGGCTATGATGGGAATCGTTTCTGGTTTCATCTCATATGCTATCACTGGCAACTTCTTCTTCGGCATCTTCTGATGACTGAAGCACTTTTCACCGTTACTTCAGTTGCATTTTTCGTGCTTCTGTCCTACTCTGTACAACAACTTTCTGAAACCTACTGATGGAAAACTCCCTTCTTGAAATTCTTACTTATTATGTGATCGGCGGTGCCCTTTTGATTGGCGCTCCAGGAGTATTCTTCTTTGTTGTATTCATGTCAGCACTTCAAAATACGAAGGGCCGTATGGTTGGATACAAAGACCACAAGACATATGGCAACAGTTCTATCTACGAAAACACCCCTGGTGATAACACCAAGTTCTTTCTTGAACTTTCACGGTGATATATACGAGGTAAACCGAACCACTTGATATGCCTGACCCAGATGCTCTTTGGAAAGATATTCAGAAGTTAGATGACATGTATGAAGAGTTACTATGGCATCCAGACGATGAATTGCAATTCACTCATGATGGTGAAAAAATAATCATAACAAACAAAACACTACAGGAAAAAAACGATGTTTAATGAATCAGCAGAAAAATTGAATGGACGTGCAGCGATGATCGGTTTCGTTGCCGCTGTGGGATCTTACCTTGCAACTGGTCAAGTAATCCCCGGAATCTGGTGAACGATATGTTACTCATAGCAGCATCCATGCTAGGAGGGTTTGTATTCGCAGCCCTATTGACTGATGGAAATGTTGATGATGATGACAACGGTCCAGACGGTGGTCTGATGCAACCTGTGTATGCACCTCCCTCCGCTTGACAGACACAACCGAATAACCTATAATTCGGGGGTACTACGCAACCCCCTTTTTAATGTTCGGACGGATCGCTGCTTACACATCTCTAGCACTTCTTACTGCTTCTTGTGCCACCAAGGCAGTAGAGCAAAAAGAAGTTGTTAGTATTCCAGTAGAACCTTATGTTCCTACTTGGAAGTGTATTGATTGCACACCAGAAGAACAGTTTGTTCTTTCTGAACTTCAAGAGAAAACTAGAATCACGGATAGAAATGCTCTGGCAACAATACTGGGAAACATTAAACAGGAAAGTAAGTTCTATCCCAACATTTGCGAGGGAGGGGCTAGAGTTCCTTACTCTGATTGCCATCGGGGTGGGTACGGACTCATTCAGTGGACCACTGAGAACCGTTATCTGGGGTTAGGTTTGTTCTGTGAGAAGTTCAACTGTGACCCCAGTAGTCTGGAGGGTCAGATCCGTTATATGATTAATGAAATTCACTTCCAAAAAGTTCTTCCAGAATTTGAAGGCAGTGGTAAAACTGTCCGACAATACATGGTTCCTGCTTACTATTGGTTAGGATGGGGTATCAAAGGGAACAGAGAACTTTATGCATACGATTTCACTAAGAAACTGGTACTAGTATGATTAATAAAATTAAAGAAACTCTAAATCAAATTTTCTTTTCGCCTGAGGCATCTGGCACTTGGGAAAAAAATACTGAACAAACCATCGATGAACTAGAGGCACCTCCTTTTGAGTGTGGTCCTGGACATCTTACCCAAGGGTATGGTTTCTTTGGACATACTGGTGTTCCTGCACCTGCATATCTGAAAGATGATGAATGGTTTGGTCCTGCACCAGTTTCTGAGAAGGGTCAAGATTACATGGAAAAGGAAACAGAGATCAAGCAACAGGAAGAAGAAAATCGTCAATACTGGACAAAAGAACCAGAGAACATTCATCAAGTGATGTATGAAATAGCAACCAAGAGTGGTGCCACCACCATTCAACTTGATCCTATTGGTGGATCTGAAAATTTCCAAGGCGGTTCAGAAAATGTCCATCGATGATTGGCGTTATGATGACGCAAGAATGAAAGTAAGAAATCAGTGCCTTAATGTTCTGATAGCAAAATTTGGTCATCAGTTAGAAGGAGGACTTCCTAAATATTCAAATCAATCAATCTACGAGTGTGCTCAAGAATGGGTCTCTCAAGGCAACATGCACACTGCGGGGATTGTAAAATATTACGAGGCTTATTATGCAAAAAGTAATTAACGTATTAGCAGTTCTATCATTTGTAGGAACTGCAGGTATCATCGGTGGAGGAACGGTTGTTTATCTTCGTCGTGATGCTATCATTGAACAAGTAAAGGAGAACGTTGCCAAGGCAGCAACAGAAGCAATTGCAGGGGCACTTCCAGGGATGATGGATGCTGCTCTGCCTGAACTTCCTGCTGCCACTGGCGGTACTATTCCTTCTACATCTGGTGTTTCTCTTCCTTTCTGATATGAAAAAGATTATTATGACCCTGCTGGCAGCAGCTGCTATGACTGCTCCAGCACTTGCTGACCCAATTGATACGGATGATTACTATACCAATCATTCTATGGGATGCATGTTACTCAGAGAGTGTACTGATGGAGTCAAACAAATCACTAGTCTTCTGGATGTTTCTAGTGAGTATCCCAATACTGACGATTTTTATCCTGTTGCTAACGAGTTCAACTCTATGCTTGTCGCCCTTAGTCAGGTCGGAGTTAACGTGTTTCTAGCAGATGAAAAATATTTCCCTGTTGGGCATCGTGGTGTGTACCATACTGTAGGAAATAATTTCTTCCTGAACAAAACATTCATGAAGCGTCCTCATGTATTGATGAGTGTGATGCGTCACGAAGGATGGCACGCTGCTCAAGATTGTATGGCAGGAACTATTGAAAACAATATGATTGCTATCATTCATAATGAGGATGATGTTCCTGAGATGTGGCAAGAGATGGCACGGAGAGCCTATGTATTCCAACCCTCTGCTATTCCTTGGGAAAAGGAAGCAACCTGGGCAGGTAAGACTGAAGGTATGACTATGAGGGCACTTCAATCTTGTGCTGCAGGTACTATGTGGTCTGACTATGATCCCACACCTATGACTCGCGAATGGTTGATTGAAAATGGTTACATTACTAAATAATTAACATCCCAGTCATAAGTCGGGAAAGGAACACCCAAGACAGACTGCTTGACAATTACTCTACAATCTTATAATGTAGCAGTCTGTTGTTGGACAACAAGTATTTACATATGACACATTTAACAAGAGATGTGTTAATCAAATCCATAGTTGCTGAAGAGATGAGATGTTGCAACGATGGAAACGATTACGTTCAGTCTCTCAAGGATGCGTATCACAAATGGGAACATCAGTCGAGTGATGATCTCTGTAGAAAATTTAATTCAATTAAACAAACAACAATCTCTGTAGAACAACTAGAACCCTAAATAGAGTTGCCTTTTGCTGGTGACTCATGTCCGAAGAAGTTAAGAAGGAAGAACCTAAAAAGAAAGGTCCCATCGCCAAACTCAAAGATAAAGTTGAGGATGCTGATGAGCAACTAGCGGTTCTTAGTACATTAGTAAGACTAGGTATTCTAGTTTGGTCTGGTGGTATTCTTACTCTTAACTATGTGACCATTCCTGGTTTGCCACAGCAGAAGATCGATCCGACCTTCATAGCCAGTGTGTTCACCGGTGTTTTAGCTACGTTCGGGGTCCAGACGGCGAAGAAGTCTAATGATGGCACGATGAAAATGAATGGTAACGGCAACGGTGCCGCCGCTGGTGCCCCTGGTGCAATCACTAAGGCAGACCTTGAGCGACTGATTGCTGCTGCAAAGGAGACCGCTCCTGCTCAAACAATCAGAGTCGAGCAAGGACCAATCAAGATTGTAACCGACTCAGATCAACCACCATACAAGATGTGATATGAAACCTTACCTCAAGTGGACTGCCATTAGTCTTGGCAGCATAGTAGCGATTGCACACATCGGTGTGCTGGGACATTTGGTCAGAAGAGAACCTGATAGGATTCAGGTTCCGACCATTAACATTCCACGCGGTACTCCATATTCTTCTTATAAAATAGAAGCAGGTAAGGACGGATATACAATTGAATATAAAGCAAACGATCCTGCTATTCTTGAGTCACAGAGATCACTGAGTCTTGATAAGGACAAGAAAGGATTATTTGGTGGCGGAACTGAGATGAGAAGAGAATGGAGACGTGATCAATACACTGCTGAAGGTGTGAGAAACATTGGAGGTGCCGCAACGCTGGACGGCGAGGGAAAGAGTGCCCTAAGCGCAGAGTGTATCGCGGCGGACGCTGGAGCACGGTCTCAAGGTGCGATGGCAGGTAGTGCTATTGCCGCTGGTGTTGCTGTCCCTGCAGTAATGAATATCCCATATATTGGTTGGTTAGCAGCAGGATGGGTTTCCTTGTTAGGAAATAACATTGGATCTTCCGCAGGATCCCTTGTAAACTCTGCAATTAGTGATTGTTGATCTAAATAGATTGTAGTCACGGGCACCAACCCCCAGGATTCCCATGTATCGGGAACCGCACTTACAAAAAAAGTCTGATGAGTGTGCTAACCTTTGGAGGGAGTGGCACACTTTGTGGCGAAAAAAGCATTAGGAGCCTCAGATGCTAGAGCAGAATGGGGTAAATGTGTAATAGAATTTGGAGAAATGGTTAGTCAGGAACTCAAAACAAATTCCCGTTACACTTCAATAAGGAAGACATAGATAGTGTAGTTGCGTAAACTTTATGAAGTTTATTTTCGCATTTCTCGCTACATTATTTCTCGCTGCTCCTGCATGGGCAGTTGATGTTCAGATGGGGTCTGGAGGAAATCTAGTATTTGATCCTGCTGAAGTCACAATTAGTGCTGGCGAATCAGTCCATTTTGTCAACAACATGCTTCCACCACATAACGTGATTGTGGAAGATCGTCCAGACTTAGGTCACGAATCCCTGGCAATGTTACCAGGTGAAGAGTTTGATCTTGTCTTTAATGATCCTGGTGACTATACTTATTGGTGTGCTCCTCATAAAGGGGCAGGAATGATCGGAACCGTACACGTCGAATGACGGAAGATGAGAAAAGAGAGTTCTACAAGGATTTAAGAGAAAGGATTCATCAACTCAGGATGGGTCATTTATTTGAAGAACCTTGTCCACTCTACGAACCTGATGAAGACAATGAACACTTTTAATACTTTAGTCTTAGATATTACAGTTGCAATCATCGATTTTCTTTATAGAGGTCGAGACTATCAAAGATTCTGGGTGCTTGAGGAGATTGCGCGGGCACCTTATTTTGCATTCTTAAGTGTATTGCATTTGAGAGAGTCTATGGGTCTACGAGGTCCAGAACACATCTATCTGATGGAGGAACATTTTGCTCAAACTCTTAACGAAACAGAACATCTGGAGTATATGGAATCTAGGGGCGGTTCTGCTTATTGGGTGGATCGCGCTTTCGCCAGACACCTTGTACTTATCTACTATTGGGTCAACGTGGTTTATTACTGGGTGGCTCCTAGGTCTGCTTACCATCTCTCCTACGAGGTAGAAATTCATGCAGCAGAAACTTATGCAAAGTATCTTGCCTCTAATGGTCCTGACGACAAGATTCTAGAAATCTTGAATGATGAACTAGAGCATTCAAGAGAACTGCAAAAGGCAATGGAGATAATCAAATGACCACTTTGTTTGTATTTGCATTCATTTCATTGCTTATTGCTGGAATGCAGTTAACATGGCCAGGGAGGTACAGAGGTTAATGAAACCGCTTGTTTTAATTGCATGTTTATCGCCAATAGCAATAATATGGGTTATAATGAAACTCAGTCTGTGGATTGTTGCAGTCAACGAAGAACAGAAGTATGTCAGATCCGAATCTAAAAAACCACACGGACCTTACGTGGCAGACGCATATGCAGACGTTGACGAAGAGGAAGAAGAATATGGAGATCGCACAGATTATAGATAGTGCAATTTATGAGTATTACTCAGAAAAAGATCTCCCAGTTCCTCACTGGAAAACAAAAAAAGATCCGCAATGGTGGATTGATTACTTAAAACAATTAGGAATAAATCAAAAAAATTCATGAGCAAGTACGTTCCCGACTTTACCAAACAAGATTATGTGCTGATCATTGAAGCACTAGAGAAGAGACAGCATTGTTACATTGCTGGTGATAAAATGTTTAACGAGTATGCTTCTCTATCCGATGAGATGAGAAGAAGAATGCAAAGCGCACGATCCTGGAGATGATGATGAACAATCCACTATCATATGTAAAAAATACAAGGCAATCCTATAGGAAAGACCTCGAAGAAGTAATTACCGAAGTTCAAGTTCAATTTAGAGACGAGGAACCTGCTTGGATTCCTTATGAAACTCTTTTAGCAATTCAGGGGTCAAAATGAAAGTAGGAATGATTGGTCTTGGTCGTATGGGTGAGGGTATGTCTCGCCGTATGATGAAACAAGGTATCGAAGTATGGGGTTACAGGAGGAACTATGCAAAAGCTGAAGAAGCGTATGAAAAGGGTTATGTTAGTGGAGTTGCCACTAATCTGGAAAGCCTTGTTCAAGTAGTTCATCAACAGGAAGGACAGGTTGGTAAAGCACCTGGTA